AATTCGCTTACAAAAGACCAGCTACGTGGAGTAGCAAATGCACGGCTTGAGCTTTTTGGATCAAAATCGTACAAGTCCTTTTTAGCAAAGGTCAAATAACCAACTACGTCTTTGTGAATCTTATTGTCCACAGCCCAGTCGAACCAGTCAGCCCAATCAACTTGCATTTCCAAGTGAACAAACCGGTTTGCCAACGGAGCAGGCATACGAAATGTAACACCCTTATCAGTTTCACGGTTACCAGCCGCAACAATTACAACATTGTCTGGCAATTCGTATGCGCCAACACGACGATTCAAAATTAGTTGATAAGCCGCGGCCTGTACACTAGGTGCCGCAGAGTTCATTTCATCCAAGAATAGGATAATTTGTTTATGATTTGCGGCAAATGTCTTGCTTGGCAACTCACTTGGCGGAGCCCAACGCATTGTGCCATCGTTAGAATCAAAATATGGAATACCTTTAATATCAGTAGGTTCCCAAAGACTTAAACGAACATCGATCACGTGAGCATCTAGCTCAGTGCCAAGTTGTTTAATAATGTCAGACTTACCAATGCCTGGGGGACCCCAAAGGAACAGTGGACGCTGATTTTTAAATGCTTTACGCAAAGATTTTTTGGCACCGCTTGGGCCCACTGTGCGACTGACGATTTCTGCCATTTTGCTTCCTATCTTAGTTAAAAAAAGTGTTGTTGAATTAACGCTGTATGTATGTATTATACGTTAGGAAGCAGGATGTGTCAACTGTCTTTAGGCGTTGCTAGTTCTTTTTCACGCTCATTCATAGCCTTAATTAGTCCAAATTTGCGTATGTCATCTGAGAACAAATACAGTTCAAAACTTTTGCGTTCGGAAAATACTGTAATTGACATATTGGTAAGGTAGTAAGGACAGTCTACATACCTTTCCAAAAATACAATAGTTTGAGGACTAAGTTCAATTGGTTCGGTAAATGGAATTTCGTAGTCTTTCAATTCCAATTCTTTTATCAAAAACTCATAACCTTCGTCGGTTAGTCGAAATGCAGTTTGTTTACCGGCTCGATTACTTTGCCACCATTTACGACTATAAATTTTAAAATTTACATCGTCTGTACTTTTGCCCCATTGCTGTAAAAAAATCTTTGTAAGGGCATCTCTTGTTATCATTTTACAACAGTACCTTGTGTTAGCTTGACAACTTCGAAATCATCGACACCAAAAATTGCGTTTAGTTTTTTTGCCAAGTTACGTGCATGTCCAGGATTACTGAATGAAACTTTTTTATATTTTGGTCCTGGATAACTTGTAAGGCTATTAAAACTTTTCAAATTGAAAGGCTCGTTTTTATAGAATACAGCCCAAATGGCGTCAGCTTCTAAAACCTGCTCTGTCTTATAAGTTTTTTTGTTAGTGTAATCTAACAGTATTCGTGGTTTAGGTCTTGACATAATATACGTATCCAATTAACTACGTATATTTATACTTATTTGTCTTCGAACCCACCACCATCTAGTTGAACTTGTACAATTTCGGTTTCTTGACTACGTTTAAGCGTATTATACATACTTTCGTAATCTTGCAGTAACTTATCTTGTATTTCATTAAGTGCCAAACTTAGCAACCTGGCAGTTTGAATAGGTATTTTTATTTCTTTTTGTTGAGCAAGTTCTGCACTACGGAGTACCTGAATAAATTGTGTAATGGGAGTTAAATTAATCTGATTTTGCATTAGCAAGCACCTGTTTCATTTCAAATTCAGTTTTAAACGGACCTTTATAAGGATTACGTTCTAATGTAATTAGTTTAGGACAAAATGATTTGACCCAACCTTTGTTAAATTGAATTGTGTAATAACCTGCACAATACAAACTTTTACTAGCATTGCTTTTAGTGAATAATGGTAGTTTATGTCTTATATCGTACATGGCATTGTAAGGTTTAACACTAGTAGGATAACCATGACACTCGTGTACGTCTGATGCTGTAACTTTAACTTTGGTACTAGACAAGAAGAACTCAGTACCGAATTGTTTAGTCAAATCATCTTTTTTATTAAACATCACTTCGCCTTTAGTACTACTCAAGACAAATTTATTGTTTTCTTTTTTATGTAGTGTAGCAATTTTAGTTCCGTCTTGTTCAACGATCCAAAATTTTCCATCTACTATTGGTTTTGCGTGTATCTCTGTCATCATATTTTTCCTTAGATTGGACATTTAGCTCTTAATTCTCTTGCATTGTGATAATGTACGGTTGACTGTTCTTTAGTCAACATTTTTTCATATTCATCTCTACTAACTAGATGATGTTTCATTTTAAGTTTCTTTTCACTCATAGGAATAACATGTACCAACGGATCGCCGGCATTGAATTTTACTATAGTATTCTTACGCTGGAATGCATTGATATTAGTTCCTGCTTGATATTTGTAGTCTACGATTGCTGACAGAACATAGAAATTTTCTAAATTATCTGTATTATGCCAACTGCACCCATTCCAAACAAATTTAACACCTGTCTTTTCTTTTAAAAACCAAGGACTTTCTATTTTAACATGTCCTGAGTTTTTATAAAGTTCGTATCCATATTGTAGCTTACTATGGTTGGATACTCTAACATTTGGTTCTGTAGTTTGATGCCCTGCAACTATAAACTTACCATCTTTTAATACTTCTATTTGAAAATCACCCCAACTAGGAATAATAAATCCGTTACTAAACAAGTCAGTAAAGCCGTTACATTTTTTCAATGTTCCTACTTGTATTTTTAACTGACTATCGGAATTATTACCTCTTACAGATTGTTCTAAATAAGCTGGTAAAGATTTCCAATATTCAGGGACAAATTTATTTGCCCTGTCAGGTTTGAAATTACTAAAAATAATTTCATCATTACAGAAACAATCTACAGTAATAACAGATGGTTTAAAGAAAAATAACATTATACCGATGCCTCTGCATCTGGATCAATGGCAAGTCCTTGCCATTCTTTAATTTTGATTTCTTCTGCTGTGTCAAATTCTGATTCTTCGGTCCATGAGCTTACCCATTTTGTACCAGTCCAAAGCCCTCGATGAGTCCAGGACTTTTTACCTGCGGTTTTAATCATGTACTGACCGATATGTGCAGGTTTGATTTTTTTAGGAAACCATTCGGTCATAGGATATTCAATATCATCCATATTTGAATACTTTTCCCACTTGCCCGTAGCATCTTTACTGCCGGCAATATAGAAACCAAAGTCACTACTTTTGCCATCAGTACTGCCGCCCCAGTTGTCAATATCCTCGCCATCGTATTTTACAGCATTAACAATTTCTTCACCGTCGATTTCATCGTAGCCTAGTGTTAATTTAGTAATATCAAAAGGCATTTTTAATTCTAAATCTGCTTCAAAGAATGTACCTTTCTCATTACTACTTCCTAAAAATACTACAGTACCATCGGGTTGACTGCCAATCCATACTTCGTCATTGGCTTCCCACTCTACGCTGTCATCACTACCGCCATCCATTTCTTCTAGACTGCGTTCAAAAACAGTATTGCCATTTTCGTCTTCAATTTGTAGTGTGCCAGCACTACGACTTACGCCACTTGCATGACCCATACTATCGCCTTCGTACCAGCTACCAGAAGGAAAAGGTTGCATGTCTTCAGGAATGTTATGATCTTCTGCATAGTCACTGTTCCAGCAATAGTCGCTTAGATCAAGCCTACGTTGTTTAAAGTAATCATAAATCTTTCGATCTACGGTACCCATGACTTTTTCACCACCGTAACCCCACATTGAGATTTTATAAGTACGTGGTGTAAATTTAAGAATTTCCATCAATTCTTGTTTTTCTTCTCTAGTTGCCATTATACTGTTTCCTTTTCTGGATATTTTGCTTGGAACGGTTCTGCATACTGCTGAATGTTGTCTGCAATTTTCTTCATATCCCATGCATTGCAGAATTTTAGCATACGGATACCAACCTGATCTACTGTTTTAGGTTTTGCATTAGCTTCGATAGTTTCTCTAATTTTAACTTTAATATCTTCTGGTTGTGCTGTAAGATCGCATAATTGAACATTACGATGATAATCTTCTAAAACTCTGTGTTCGACTCCATTGTGGTCAACCCATCTCTGAAGCATAAGATTGTTCCACGCAAATCCTTTGCTTTTACGGTCTTCGAACGCTTCAGTAAGACCAACTTTGTTTTTAGAACCTTTAGTACGCACACCTGGATACGCCGAGAAGACATTATCACTGGTATCACCACGCATGCATTTTTCGAACAGCATCCACTCTGGGTCTTGTGCTGGTTTAGGCTCGCCTGTCTTTTTGTCTTTAACGGGTTTACCTTTGGCATCGAATGTTCCTTCGTGTGTAATATGTAAATCACCTACACCGTTGTACTGACTTACATTAGGACCGATAAGTTGTGCAAAATCTCCATCTGTTGAAACAATAACGTGTTTTGCATCTGGATGCGCCTGTATCCAACCAGCAATTAAATCGTCAGCTTCTAGATTAGGATGTTGCATTACAGTAGCATTGGTCTTTTCTGTAATGAAATTTTTAAACTCGTCAAATGCTTCCCAGAATAACTTGTCTTCATCTTGTTCTTTCTGCGTCATAGCCGCACGAGTTTCTTGCCTATTTGCTTTGTAAGGCTTGTAGTAGTCCTTACGCCACGAGCGACCTTCGAGGCAGAAAACAATATGACTACCGTTAAAATCTTGCCATGCTTTTTTGATACTGTTGAGTGTAATATGAAAGGCCATGCCAAGTTTGATATCGGCACTGCCTTGAACAACGTGTCTAGCACGAAAGAAAGTGTTAGCAGTATCTACTATAATGTATGTCATTCTATTTGTGCTCTGCCATTAGGCAATTTACTTACGTTAATATAACCCATGCCACGACTTGTGTCTTGTCCTTCTTCGGCTAACATGTTTCTTGCCAAATCTCGGAACCAACGATCCACAATTTCCTCTTCTGGATCACCTTCAAATCCGTAGCCCTCTTGCTTTAATTGTACAATAAATTCTGGGTTCCAGTCAAGCTCAAAGAATCCATTTCTAATATTATCTTTATTAACATGGGTATCCAAAACAGCTACCCACGGCTCACCTTTGGCAGTGGCACGTTCTTTTGGAGTCATCTTTGCTTTTTGTTCAGCTTGTTGAGCTGTAGCTGTTGATGCAATAGCATCGGCTTCTTGTTTTTTAAGATTTTCTAAGTTTGCTTCTAACTTATCAATTCCCATCCATTTTTTTAATAGTTTAATCATTTTTATCCTTACAATCACAAAGTCTACCTTGTCGGCAATTACCAGTACATGCCGTATTATTTTTAGGAGTATTAATCATAATCACTCCTATTAAAACTGCTACTAAAAGTAATGCAACAATCATCTCTAACATTAGGTACCCCATTCGTTTTTAAATAATGGAACTTGCAATCTATCGCTATAACGCCAGCCACGCTTCATTGCGGCAAGGGCAACGGCTTTAGCATTGAGATTATAAACAGACTCAACACCACCGACAGGCATAAGATATACGTGACCTTTAAAACCCGCTTCTCTAAATTGTTTAACTGCTCGTTCTGCATCTTTAACATCCTCTTCTGTTGCTACTACAAATTTCAAATACGTTGTTCCAACTTGTTCATATTCACAAACAACTTCTGGGAGAATAGCTTCCTCCCACTTTTCACCACTAGCCGGAAGTTTAGCACTTACACTGAATGTAAGTTCTTTACCTACTTCACTATTCCATTTAGTCAAGTATCCTTTAAACTCTGGCGTAAGTTTCTGAGTACCGTTTGTTTCAAACGTGATCTCTTTTAATGCCTTCATTTTAGGATTGTTCAATAAGTCTGGATAAGCACGTTGCCAACCTAGTAAAGGTTCACCGCCTGTAATAACTAAATGCTCGTCGTGCCATTCACCATGTGGAATAATTTCCATAATACGATCTGTGATAGCTTCACTAGTAAGCATTGGACTTAGATCTTTAAAACTAGGATGCCAGCTAGCATAACTATCGCAACCAGTAGAAACTAACGGAAGTTCTTCATACTTGTTATATAAATGTACTACTTCTGAAATATCTTCTGCTTCCGTACTTAACTCACCACGTGGCATACCGAAGCCCTTACAAGAAAAATTGCAGCCAAAAGTTCTAAGGAACACGCTAGGTACTCCCATATATCTACCCTCGCCCTGTACACTATAAAATAATTCTGCAATTTTAATTTTACTCATCTTCATCTTTCTCTAAATATTGACTTACTTGATCTTCTGCATCTTGAATACTTTCTGCCCATACTGTAAATGTAGCGATACCTTTACTAGCACTAATATCAAAAGGAACAGTTCCATTAGGAATCCAATTGTCACCGACTTCATGTTTGATCTCAAACTTATTTAGGTCTGTAGTTTTCATACGGTGAATTAATTCATCAGTTATTTGTTTGGCGTTCTGCATCTCGTTCCTCTTTGAATTTTTCAACATCTTCAACAGCACTTAATAGTGTATGAGCATAGTTAAATGCTTGTTGTTTACGCATAACTAGGGTAGACTCTGTATCGATATAGCCTTTAGTTAACAATGTCCAAATATGATGCCAGCGATCCTTGCTCCACCAATTGCTTCTTACAGTTGTATAAACAGTAACACTGACTTCGCCATGATCGTCAGCTTCTACCCATACATGATGATCGTGCTCAGAAGCACCACACTCACAGGCAACTCGGTAGACTTTACTCTTACCCCAGTCGTTAGTTTGCATAATACCTTCAGCTGGTACTTGTATTCTTAGGTCAGTCATTTAGAAGCATACTCCTGTTGCATTTTAATATTGTCAAAGAATTCTTTCTTTGTGCCAGCATCATTAGTAAACGCACCTTTGAGTACTGTAGTCTGTGTTAAACTACTCTTGGCCATAATACCGCGATTCTCACAGCAACCATGTGTAGCTTGAATATACACACCTAAATCCATGGCTCCTGTAGCTTTTTGGATTTCCCTAGCAATATCGTTACACAACTCTTCCTGGAGAGTGCCGCGACGAGCACACCACTGAGCAATACGAGTGTACTTAGACAAACCAATAAGTTTTTGTGCGGCGATGATGCCAATGTAAGCGACACCAGTAACGGGCTGATGATGATGACTGCACATAGAGCGGAGCTCACTACGTACCACCAGCATACCTTCGTATCGATCCACTGAGTCGTTGGGAAATGCTGTTGCGTCTGGTGCTGGTTCATATCTGCCACTCATTATTTCGTTAAAATACATTTTAGCTAATCGCTTGGCTGTACCTTTTGAATTAGGATCATTTTCACGATCAATAAGCAAACAATCTAATACTTTTTCAAAAGCCTTAGTTGCTTCGTCAATTAATTGTGCTTTCTTTTCTTCATCAATATATTCACTGATGTTGTCTCCAGCCCAAAATCTCTTACCATTACGTTTCATTACAAAACCTAAATAGTCATGCATTGTGCCTTCACTATATCCGCCGTCACCTGCCATGGCATCTAAACCTGTTTCTTTTTCGTGTTCGTATATTCTGGATTCAGTCATTATTACTCCTAGTGTTATATTATATAGGTTTATTTAGGTTTTTGCAAGTTATTTTGATAATTTTCTGCTCGAAGTTTACGGCATGCTTCTTTAACAGGTATAGGATAGTCAGGACTAATTTCCGAAATTGAACAATCATATTTTACAGTAATGGCAGGATGTACAGTTACATACCATGCTGTATAGATGCAGGCAGTTAATGCTATAATAAGGATTGTGATTACATCCCAATTTTGTCTGATAAAAGTATTTTGCATAAATGGTAATCTTTTTTTGATTTAAAACGAAAAAACATACAATTAGTATGGGGATGACTAGTATATCTATCACCGGGCAATCCAAACACTTCTACAATATCGGCACATAATTCATTCCACCAATATTCTTTTTGACCCTGCCAAGGTACTTCGATTTCCCAAAGGATATCAGTAACGTCCATTTAATTTTGCTTCTTTTAATTCATCTTGAAGATAATCAATGTAGCTAGTTAGTGCCATACGTGCATTTTCTGTATCGGCAGATCTCAAATCTTCTTCGACTTTTTTAATCTTATCTTCAATTTCTGAAACAGTTAACTCATTCATTTCTTTAACCTCGTAGCAAGACTGCCTCCAAATAATACATTGAAAGCTAACCAAGTTTGCCAAGTAAATGGGATATTTAATACTGGAAATAAAGTATTCAAACTCCAAAT